GGAGTCAATATCCTCATCATCAGAATCTGCGCTGGCTAGTGCCGGTGCCGATGCTGCCTTAAAGGACGGTGCAGCAGTAGTGCGGGGCTCATCCCATGGTGCATCGCTCCTAGGAGCAAGCCCAACAGTATTGCCGAGAACCTTCTGCAGTTTGCTCTTCAGTTCGTCATATGACTTGAACTTGGCAGGTGCGATAAGGTCAGCAAGTGAATACTGACGAGCCCACACGGCTTCAAGTTCTGCATCATCATTAAACAATTGAGCAGGCTTATCAAACTCTGACTTATCGTAATTGCGATAACCTTCAACTTGACGAATCTTTAGCTGAAAATTAGCACCAACCCAGAAGTCAAAAGGATTGAGAGGAGTTTCGCCAGGAAACTGTGGATTCATAGCATCCTTAATCTTCTCAAAGATCTTAGCGCCATACTTATAAAGGAAAACCTTTCCTTCATTCGCAGGGTTAGCAGGATCGCTGATGACCAGAATGTTTGAATAGTAGTTTAGCTGACGCTTTGAACCAGGATTGTCCTTACCGAATCCACTAACAATCTTCTTGTTAGCTTCAATGCCGGAATTCCAAAGTTCGGTGTTATGCTCAGACACAGGATCTGGCTTACCGATAGTGGTCAAAGAATTTTCGATATACCAACCGCCTGGACCTTTGAACCCGTGAGACCAAAGGCGGACGAATGGAACATCTTCACCGCTAGGAGCGGGGAGGAAGCGAATGACTGCATAACCATTACCAGCCTTATCAACAGATGGGTACCAGGTGTTCTGATCATCATTGTTGTTGCCGGGATTGGAAAGCTTCTCGAGTTCGCTAGTTAGCTTTTCGAGGTTAGCTTGAGCACTGCGCTTCATATCTGCAAAAGACATATGTATTCTCCGTATGTTGTGTATGTTGAGTATGTTTGTTTTTCCACGTAAGCATAATATCTAAATATATTTATCCCGTAGCGTTTGCTTAAGCTTTGCAATATCCATACTCATGAAGGGTTTATACTTCATGCATTTGAGATAAATGCTAGGCCACACTATGGGATCTACAATCTCTTTATTCCAGTGATTGAATATACCTAGTATCTCATTAAGAACAACTAGTGTCTCAATGGAGATTTCTTTACGATTGTATAGTTTCAGAGCAGGTGGAAATTGCCCATCTACAACCTTAAAGTTCTTTGCAAAGTCATCATCAAGTGCTGAGATATCACCACGAAAGAGATATGTCAGTGCCTGTTGACGCTTTGAATAATCAATATAACATTGATCTGAATTATTGTCAAGTAAATCTCCAACCCATTTTACATTATTTGTAATAAAGTTTGCGACTAGAAAACCTTGCAGGTCCTCTTTCTTTGACAACTTATAATAGAAGTATTTGTCCTTACGAACATCAAAGGAATTAGCATCCGCTTTGATCTTTCCATGATATTTGAAATAGTCGTAGGATTTGGTCGTGAAGTGCTGCTTAAGGGCTTGAAACATTTGATATGCTTCGAAAGGTGTCATATAGGCAACTTCGATGACTTAGGTAGCATGTTCAATTCCTCACCCTCTAGTTGGATGAACGATTTGATCTTTGCGTTGGTGCGGATCATTGATGCCGCCGTCTCTATCTCGATTCCATTTTCCTCGCAATAGAAACAGACGGCATCAATGTATTCGACTTTTAATTCTTTAACAATTTTATTAATCTCAGTATAGAAATCTTGTGGATTCAATTTATTAACCAAAACTTCACTCATAGTGATCCTAACCTCTATAAAAAATATGTGCTCCAATTGTAGCCACCCGAGTCATGTTCCAACCCGGATTGACATAATTAGCATGATAGAATTTTGCGCCGCGGGTATTATCAGAAATATTTCCAATATACACTTGTTCGGCTACACGCTTACTTTCAGCAAACATTTCCGCATTGCGGATTCTCTTGTTACCTTCACAAACCCAGGAGAACTGGCATGTTCTGTGTGTTCTTTGATACACAACAGCACAAGGTGTCTTTGGAAATCTCTTATCCTCGACCCTGTTCATAACAACGTGGGTTACGGCAGCTTTGCCTTTTGTTGATTGATTGCCTGCTTCGAAGTAAGCATTCTCTGCTAGGCATTGGATCTGATGGCGGTCATTAGCACTGACATATACAGGCTTGTTAACAGTGACTGTTACAGATTTCTCAATTATTTTGACTTCCGGCGGTGTCTTTATAATAATAACTTTTTCAGGAACTGTTGCAGCGATTAACATCATCGACATCAATCCAATAACAAAACCAGTGAGTAATTGAAGTACCGGGAAGTCCATCTTCTGTTCAAAAAGTTTCTCCACAAAATTAAGACGCGGGAAAACTAACTTCTTGTTGAAGAGTTTTAGCATATGTATCCTCATTAATGCAATGACTTTGGTCATCACCATCGACAGATACGCTATCGATAGCTATACTATGAGAAGATACAGGGTAATAATATTAGGTATCTTTACATCCATTTCCCTCTTACTGGAAATGCAAAATCATTAGTGTTTCTGTCTGTGATGATCATCGAAACAATCATCGCTTTCTTAGCCGCTAAGACTTGAAGCTTTTGTAAGAGTCAATGGAGGCAGAATTATACCTCCTTAGTAACATTATATTTATATCACTGCGATAGAAAACTATATCGATCTACCGCATTTAGAAAACGGTCCGCCCTATGTCTCACCCAGGGGATACAACATTCATCTCGCTCTAATCGGCGGACAACTAGAGTCATATTCTATGAAACTAAGACTGCGAGAGTGATAGAAAATCATCGCAGAATCTTTTGGTTCAGCAGTTCAGGATCAAGTCCCTCATAGTGTGCCTTGTGTCAGAAGTTGCAACTCCCTCCACTTCCAAAACTAAAAGCATTCTGCAGGATCCTCCCCTGCGTACCAGCCGTCAATGGCTGGATCTTAGTCTACTGCACGACTTCGTGTCCCAGATCAAGAATGCTATAATTAGTTACCCTTGATCAACGAACGCCTTAAGCTTCGCTGCTTCTGCTAGAATTTCTTCTGCGGCAGGAAACTTCGGCATCTCAGTTGAGAGAGTTTCGCCGGTAGATTCCTTACGATAAACCTGCTCGCACCGACTATAGTACTTTGCGTTAGCTTGATCGCATGCCATCTTTAGAATTTCGAGACGGACTTCATATGGTGTTTTAGACATTTTAAGTTCCTTTGTGTGTGTAGTGTGTGTTGGTGGGATTCTGTTGCTAAGTTCCCACCGGACTCCAGAATTCTTATGCGGCTAGCGCAAAAGCTCCATATGCGTTGTTATCGTTTGCATTTACGTTTTGTGGCACTTTGCCAAGCAATCAGTCTCGAACCGCCCTATTACACGAAAATCGAATTCCATAGTCACCCCCATCATAGACGCACAGTAGCAAGGTTACTATACCTTTAATTATGTGGCCACATCTTCCTGTGCGTCTATGGTGGAGGTGCGGGGAGTCGAACCCCGGTCTTTCCGCCTTTATTGTTGATTGTCAACAACTGATATATTATGTATAAGACATTACGGTGCTAATGTCAACTACTTATTGAAAATATTTAGCACCAAGATTGTTTTGCATCACCAAAGTATGCACGAGCAAATCCATTCTTGATTAGCAGATCACGAAGGCTCATGCCGTCAAGAAGAATGTCTCCGAGAACACGACCACCGAACTTATCCCAATCATATAGAACAACCTGATGCTTCTTCGTAGCACCAATTACGTCTTTTACAAAAACAGAAGCCTGTTCACCACGTTTCTTTTCGCTATCGCATTTTGCACGAAAGCTCTTTTCTGGAGTATCAACACCAAAGATTCTAACACCAAACTCTGGCTTTAAAGGCGCTGGTAGATATGGTGCAGCAATGACAATGGTGTCGCCATCAATCGCACGAATAATGGTTGCATCATAGGTTACACCAACAGGTGTCTTCTGAGCAACAGCAGGTGCTGAACTACAAGAAAATAATGCTAAGGGTAAAATAAAAGCTAGAAAATTTTTCATTAATAATCCTTTGAAATATCATCCCAGTTGAATTCTATATCACGAATCTGCTGGATACCTTTGTAGATGCCAATAGCGGCGAGACCTGTGAGTCCAAAAACTGCAAAGAAAGCAATCTTAGGTCCCCATTTTTTAGTTTGTTCTTTTAATGTTTGCTTCATAACGAGTGTCCGATTAAGATCTTTGAAGATCGATCCAATGTTTAGCAGCAGGATTAGTGACAGGTTTAGCAAGCCATTTCATGATAACTTTATATGCTTGCATAGTATTATGATTAGCGTCTGCGCCGTCACTGTTATCTACAATGATCATTTTGCTTTTGAATAAATTCTGAAACTTACCAACATTGTCTTGAACAGCATGCCACATTTTACTTACTGTATCATCGGGTAAAGAACGAGGACGCATTGCGTTTCTTGCCATTGCTGTTTCTTCATTAGTATTAACGAAGATCATAAAGCAATCATATCCGTGCTTCTCAAGCGCTTCTTTCTGTGATATGATCTTGTTGTAATCTTTTCCGGTACCATCAATAATTAAACCAAGGCGACCAGCAAGAGCTAATTTCTTTTTCTTGTTGGTAAGCACCTTGGCTCTATTACGTAATGATTGACCTTCGTCTGAGAAAATGTTTTCAGGTGTTGCAGCAAGTCCTGCTTTCTCAAGAGATATTTCAAAAGCGATATCGCTATTGATTAACTTAAGACCCTGTGTTGTTAAAGCAGTCTTACCTACAACGAATGACTTTCCTGATCCAGGACCTCCAGCAAGAAAAACTGCTTTAAAGATGTTTGGATCGTTAACGCCTTCTGCTAAAAATTCATCAAACGATTTAATTGTCATGGTAAACTCCAATGTGTTTACCTTATTTATTAAAGTTCTTCTTTCATGAGAATATACTCATAAATCTGTTTCCAGTTACAAAGGACAGGAACAACATCATTGTCCATGTTGTGCTCATGTAAGACTAGAATTGCATCAAGACCAAGTTCCCAACCGAGTTCAGCGTTTTCTTCTTTATCTTCAATCCAAAGCATGTTGCTATCACGATAAGGTGCCAAAGCAATATTCTTATCAGCACCACAACCAAGACAGATGACTTCTTCGATGGCATTTCCAAACAGATGTGTTAGATTTTGCGTCCGAAGTTTCTGAGCACTAGGATCTAGGCTTAAACTCGTAATGACCCGAAACTGATAACCATGTTCTACGTAAAGCTTCCGAACATAATACACTGCATCACGCAAGGCAGGCAGAAACCCAATTGTAGCACTCTCGTTAAAGAGCCGCACAAAAACCTTTGCTTCTGCTTTTGGAATGTTATACCGGAGAGCAATATCATACTCATTTTCTAGGACACGCACAACACCACGTTCCTTCATCCAAATATCAAAGGCATACTCCCAATTTAGAAGCACACCATCACAGTCAGTCAAAATTATTTTATTCACAAAGTCACTTTCAATCAATCTTATAATTCATAATACAACAGAATGCTATTATTGTCAACTTAATAATTACAGTGCTGAACATAATAAATGTTGCCGTAACGATCTACCTCTTGAGATTCGAGGCAGTAATAGCGAGGAGGTGATCCCGCATAGTTGGGACGTTCATATCCATAAGGAGCTCGGCGGCGATACCAGTCACGGCGATCCCGATCACTGCGGTCATAGCGATCCCGGCTGCGTTCATACCGATCATCATCCCGGTCACGGTCTCGATCCTTAGAACCGGCGATAACGGCACCTAGGATAACACCACCAACTAGTGGGGCAACCCAACCACGACCGCCTGAGCGACCTTCTCTGTCATGCTCACGGGCATTCGCTGGGGTGACGACCATAAGGGCTGCAATGGTAGCAAGTAATACTTTTTTCATTCTTCTATCTCCACATCTTCATAGCAAAGGGTTCTTACACCTTCGCCGAAAACACATTTAGCAATAGTAACTGCTTCTCTAACGTCTGTGGTGTTCAACTTAAGCAGCAGCAACTTTTCAGGTGCATGTTCATAACTGTATGGAATGATGTATCTACGTTTCTTCATACACTTATTTATAAAGTGAAAAGGTGGGACCGAAGCCCCACCCATTCCTTATGCAGCTTCAGCCATTTCTAGAGCAAGGTCAAGAGCCTTAGTCTTGAGACCTTTGTTCTGACCGAACCAGGCGCTTTGCAGACGATTGTCAGCATTACGACCCATAACGTGGTCGGTCATGTAAGTGACGGCATTAAATGCCTGCCACCAGGTGCCCTCACCAAACTCTGCACCAGGCTGAGTGTAAAGGATATCCTCAAGAGCGATCTCAGCATTCTTGCTAAGGACCTTGGTAGATTCCTGCTTCTCAGTGATGACTGGGAACACCCGCTTGAAGTAGTCAACGATGTTCTCATCATTGAAAC